TGGGCAATGATATATGCCAAAGACATTTCATCAATGTTAGTTCCAGCAAAACCCGGCATCACTGCAAGGGCGTTGGTAGAAGTGTTACCAAGATGGCAGACAGTGTCTGCCCCATCCACGTTCTGTTGAAGCACGTTGAACGTGGGTTGCATCCTAACAGTAGCACTCGAAAAGTAAGGCTTCGAAAAACCATACGATGAGGCAAGTTTACCTGCAGAATGCAAAAACCATGATGAAGGGGTGGTATATGAAGATATGTAGGGAATGTATTTGCCAAGCAGAGATAAAACTCTGCCACTAGAAAGCAACATAGTGCTAACTGGGCGCGTAACGGTTACGTCCTCTCCGCCAACCTGAGGGGTGATGTTGGAATAGCCAGTGTTCAATCCTGCTCCAATGAGTTGGACGTCGTGTAAAGACATCCAAAGCGTACAAGTGGGAGTGCCATTTGCTGGCAAATTATTCAAAGATGTAAACATAGCAACGTAAAGGGTCCCACAATCGAAAGCATTTGTTGAAGCAGGAATAGGGTAATAATCCATCAAGTTTATCCACGGCACGTCCAACACAGCCATGGTCTGCTCATTGATGTCCAAATAAACCCCAGGAATTTTTGACATCTCGTTTTGTGTGCTGAAAATGGTGCTCTGCTTCGTAGTGGGCATGTAGTACATCTTCATCACGCCCCCAGCAAAGGGGGTAGAAGCCACCTGTAACCGAAATCGCATAGTAAAACGAACACCAGCGGTATAGTTGAAATTGTCGCTGAAAAACGGTGCTAAAACAGTGGCGTTGATGGAAACAGCGATCAAGTTAGCGCCAGCAGTGCCAGCAACAGCTGCAGTAGTAAGTTGGCGGGGGCGCTCCACGTAACGTCGAACGTCGGAAAGCAATGGGGTTTGCGGATAAGAAAAGGTGGACTCGTCCGTACCGCCGTATATAACAACAGTGGTACAAGCCTCACCCTCGAAGGATGTGATTGCCTGGGCATCAGTGGTGGTTGGTCCGATGCCTGTATTGAGGACGTCACACTCCTCTGTAGAAAGGTTTTTGTTGTTGATATTTTGAGTGGCGGGAAACTTTACGACTCGGGTTATTCCCATAGCCCGAGAAGGTGGCACTTTGAGAACCTCTTGAATAGGGGGGCTCTCCTCAGCTAAACAGCCAAGTCCCCTGTTAATGCTCGCTTTCCTGACCCACCGTTGCGTTGTGCGGTTTACATTGGTAGCGTATATTGGGCAAGCACCCTGGAAAACGATTCCAAGCCCAAGTTTAACCTCTTTGGGGAGGAGCCAAATGGGTGGCTACCAATTGTATTCCATATCACTGACCCGCTCGCGGTAGTGATAGGCAGAGTTTGTTGGAAGGAGCGAATTCCACGTGAGCAAAAACTCACATGGAGGACATATTTTTTTTTTCCAATACATAAAAGTCTCGTCGTCATGCAAACTGAGCTCCTCAAGTATGCCCTCCACAATAGCCCTGAGTATTTGAATTTGTTCGTCATCCCTGTTACCCTTAACGGATATCCAATAAGGACGTAATATAATCGACTCCAGCTCCAAAGGTGCTAACCACCTACCGTCACATAACCTAAATCCCCTCTTTAAAAAACTAACATCGGATAAAGGCCTACTTATTGAAGTTGACACCCCTGTTTTATTTTCCGGAGTGTACACCATACCGTACAGCCCTACAACCTTTTCAAGAGTCATCTGGTTGTAAATCTCTATAACTGCTGGTGACACGGCTGCAATTCCATCATCCCCATAGACAAGTGGTAAAACGTAGCTCCAAAAGTCGTGTGCTCCGCCCGTTAACTCATGGAAAGACATAGCCAATACGCACAAATTATAGTATGAATTGATGATAGATGTGGCAGGATGGCCAGATGGTAATGCTTTAGACCATTTTATTAACTTGTCCCTGGAATCACCCAGACCACC